AACAAATAGCTAATTAGACGGGGAAAAGATAACAAAGGATGACGGGCATGGCAAATACCCTTAACCATTGGTAGTGCTGAATAGCACTACCATGGCTTCAAAGCGGCAATATAATCCTTATATTATAAAGAGTAAAAAACAATAATTAACCGTAAAGATTAAGAACGAACGAAGTGAGTTCTTAGATGAACGAAGTTCATCTTTACAAAGATATCCCGATGTGATAAATGAACAGTTACGGGATTAGTTAGAAGAATGGTAGCCCTGATTTCTTAGTTGTTTCTAAATTACTATTAATCAATTCACTTAGGTGCTTACGTTCATCCAAAGACATATTTAAAATATCTTCATAGGATATTCCACCTCTCATGTACCAAGATAAAGTTAATGCATTTTTCTTTATCTCAGAACATTCTTTTTCCATATCATCTATCAGCTTCTGTATCTCTTCAGGCTTTAAGTACAGAAGCCTTAACCGAAAAAATCAGACACATTTAATGTGAAGCTCTTTTCATATTCGTGTTGGCAATGGATACATTTGATTTTCAATGGTTTCAACTCAGCATCTTCTTTGATTTTTTCATGGTATTCTTTAATAGAGTTATATGCAATCTTGTCACAATTTTCTAAGAAATCCAAAATAAACTCAATGTTATCTACTATGGCTGATGGAGTTTTGATATACTCAATAGTACTAGCCAAAACTTTCATAGTCACATTAGTTATCATACTAAGTGCTTCTTTTGTTTTGTTTGCACGTTCAACTGGATCTTGTAGTGATTCAATGTTTGCAAACATTTTTTGCAATTCAAATTGACTTAAGTTGACCTGATTCATTTCTTTGTATGTTAATGGTTTGAATTTAATATAAAGATCGTTGACTAGTAACTCATCATTGTAATTGCCGGATTTAAGTGAGGATAGAATACCAACTAAGTTTACATTATATTTGGATTCTTCTTGGCAAGCTGGACAGCCGGTTTCAATCTCCATGTCATTACCATTGGATGCACTACGAATAGCAATCAATACAGCGTCCATATCAATACTATTAATTTTCCAAGGTTCTTTAATATCCGGAATACAGCTTTTTATTAGTTCAACTACGGCTGACCCATTAAACAATGCGTCTGGTGTTTTTGATGTGATATCGTCAATAGCTGTCATAGGATAAACGGGTAGTTCACCTGTTTCAGTTTGGTTAATAACTCCGGGTTCATAGAATTTTCCCTTGCTGGGCAGGGTAATATAAATGGCTGGTCTACGAAAATACTGTTTTAATGGGTTGTGTTCTAAAGTCATAAATTATCCTAAAAGATGGCGTTTGCCTAATACTAAATACAATTGAAACTATTTAGTGGGTAAAACATGGCTGATAATAATATTGATCCAGAATTGATTAGAGAATTAAGCGAAAAATACGAGTCTATGCGTGATGCTATGGCCAGTATGATTCCGGCATTGGTATTAAGTACTGCTTCTATTAATCAAATGCTAGCAGCCTCAAAAGGGCTGGCTGTCAGTGAAAAAGAGGGCAAAGAAGTAGTAGATGCATTGATTGAAAGTTTTAAAAACACAGCAAAAGCCGCAGATACCGAGACTAAAGAAAAAAACAATTCGACCAAACAATGGAGAAATTTAGAAACTAGTTTAAACAATGCAGGAGCAACCTTAAAGGCTTTTGGATCTTCATTAATTAATACTACTAATTCAATGTCCAAATACCAGTCGACCGTTAGTGCTGGTGCTAAAGGTATAACAGATTTAGTTGGATCATTTTTACCCCCTAATGCTTCTATTAAAATAAAGCTTTTATTTAAGGGTTTTACTGCAGTAATTGATGTATTAAGTTTCTTTGTAGGTAACGTATTCAAGCAAAATGATGCGATGATTAAGTCCTACGATAGCTTAAGCGAAGTAGGTGCAACAAGCGCATTAACTACCAATGACATTAGAAAATTAGGGCAGAATGCTGGTTATACATCCGAAAATTTAGACAAATTTACTGACATTACTAAAGATTTAGGATCTAATTTAATAGCTATGGGAGGTTCAGCTAGTAAAGGTGTTGTTCAATTTTCAAAACTTGCTACAGTAACACAAGCACAACGTGATGGTTTTAACAATTTAGGTATTAGCCAAGAGCAATATACAAAGTTACAAGCTACTTATATCAGGCAGCAGACTGCTGCCGGTATGATAATAACTAAATCAACTGAAGGACAACGTAAAGAAGCAAACAAATACATTGATTCGTTAGTTGAATTGGCCGCATTAACTGGAATTTCTGTTCAAAAACAACAAGAAGCGTTAGACATAGCTAATGCGGATGAGAACTTTAATCAGTATAAAGCCAATCAAAGTATGAAACGAGAAGCTTTATTAGAACAAGCGGCTAACGAACAAGATCAAACTCGTAAAAAACAACTCACCGCTCAAGCTGATGCTATTAAAGCTACAATTGACCAAAAAGATGCGTATGCAAAAGTTGCAGTAAGTACCATGAGTGCTGCCAATGCAGCCGCAGTTTTGCAAAGTATTTCAACTGACGGTGCAACTGTTTATACTGAATCTAATGCTAAATTATTAATGGCAGGTATTGATGTTGCTAAACACAATAGAGAAATGAATGCCGGTAGAAGTCAGGAAGTAGAATTATTAGAAGGTCAAGTTAAGGCTACTAGACGATTTAGTAAAATGTTTGGTAATGCCGCTAGTGCATTTGGAGAAAGCAGTAAAGAACTTCAAAAAGATTTTGGCGTTGATAATAAGATGCGTGAAACTGCCGCACAGTTTGATAAACTAAAAACTGAAGAAGGTAAAAAACAATTCTTAGCACAACGAAAATTAAATGCTGACGAAATTGCAGCCAAAAAAGCCGGATTAGGTCCTAAAGACGCTGCCAAAGACGCACAGAATGCACAGCTTGCAACTGAATTAGCATTTAGGAAAGGGCTAGATGAATTAACAGCAATAATAAGCGGACCTGTTACCGGTGGATTTACCTTGTTAATGAAAGCCACAATGTCGCTTGGTAAAACTTTTGCCAACTTATCACATATGTTTGGTGGACCTGATATACGACATTTATTTAAAACTCCAGAAGAACTTAAAAAAGATGTAGAAGATTTAACTAAACAAGCCAGTAAGTTAGAATCAGCATTAGCCAAAGAAGTAAGTTTAAGAGAAGCTAAAATTAAAAATGATGAAGAATCAAACAAAAAAGATAAAGAATATCAAGAAGCAAAAAACAAATTAAATGATATAGCAAAAAATAGACCAACTGCAAGTTCATCAGCAAAAGATATAGAGTCTTGGCAAACTCAACGGGTTGAACAAGATAAACTAGTTAAAAAGTTAGAAGCAGAACGTTCTGTTCTAATTAATAAAGGTTACCAAATGAAACGTGAGCTAGAATCACGAGGAATGGGACCCGGAGCAGGCACTGCATATGCTGACAAAATTCGCGGAGATCTAGAAAAGACACGTGCCGAATTAGAACAAGCTAAGAAATATGCAACTGATGCAGGTGCGGCTATAGCACCACCTGCGACTACCAGTGCACCAACACCACCTGCGACTGGTGCCCCAACACCGGCCGCGCCAACCGGACCCAAAACAGTAAAAGAGTTAGAACGTGATCAAGCTAGGGCTACTGCATCCAATAATTTGGGAACAAAAGTTGCCGGACGTGAAGATGATATACTTAAGAAAATAAATCTAAAAGGTGGTCAAGGTGGTCAAGCGGTTCAAGGTGGAAAAGCTGACGCAAAATTATTAGATATTGCTGAAAAAATTAATGAAATCTTACCCGAAGGAACATTTACAGCACTAAATGATAAATTCCATCAGACTAGGAAAGACGAGAACGGAAACTTAATACCTAGTAAACACCGAGAAGGTAAAGCATTAGATTTTGTATTAAAAAATCCACCAAAAGATATTGATGAAGCTAACTCCATAAAAAGACAAATTGAAGATTTAGGAGCATCTAAAGTATTAGATGAATATAACTTCCCAAGTAAAGGCTCTACTGGTAAACATTTCCACGTTGAGGTAATGAAAGATGGTGGTATCATTAAATCTCAGCCGGGAGGCACGCTAGTACAAGCGGCCGAAGCAGGAATGAATGAGGCATTTGTTCCTTTACCAAAAGGTAGAAATATTCCAGTATCAATGCCTAGTTTGGATAGATTAACAGCATCAAATAAAGCTTTAGCAGAAGACTTACGTTTGATTATGGGTGACAATGCTACTAATAATCCTTTAGTAGATGCTTTAACAAACAAGCTTACTGACAAACTTGATCCGGAAAAATTATTAATAAATCTATTATCTAAAAATATTCCAGGGTTGAGTAAAGTAATGACGTTGAACACCGTAGCAGGTGTTGCTGGTTCTGATGAAATGTCAACTACTGAAAAGTTGTTAGAAGTTGCTAAATTATTGAACCCAACCGTTAGATTAGTCAGTAAATTGTTTGACACTTATCAAACAATATCAGGTAATGAACAAAAACAATTTAGCAAATTGTTTGACGCTATAGCACCAACAACCATAATTGATCAAAAATCAATCGATAAAAAACAAGATCAAGTTGCAGTTGCAGATAAAAAACAGATAGATGTATCTATTACGTTAGATAAAACTATAGAGCAAACATCTGCTATACCAAAATTAACAGATAAGCCAGTAGATCAACCAGTCGTACCAGTACAGAAAATAATAGAGAAACCAATTGATCAACCAGTCGTACCTGTACAGAAAATTGTAGATAAGCCAGTAGATCAACCAATAGTACCTGTACCAAAATTAACAGATAAGCCAGTAGATCAACCAGTCGTACCTGTACAGAAAATTGTAGATAAGCCAGTAGATCAACCAATAGTACCTGTACCAAAATTAACAGATAAGCCAGTAGATCAACCAATAGTACCTGTACCAAAATTAACAGATAAGCCAGTAGATCAACCAATAGTACCTACACAAAAGGTAGTAGAGAAAATTGTAGATCAACCAATAGTACCTGTACCAAAATTAACAGATAAGCCAGTAAATCAACCAGTCGTACCAGTACAGAAAATAATAGAGAAACCAATTGATCAACCAATAGTACCTGTACAGAAAATAATAGAGAAGCCAATAGACAATCTAGTTACTCCTACGACAAAAGTAGTAGAAAAAACGATAGAGAAATCAATCACACCGGTACCAAAGCTAGTAGATAAGCCAATAGAAAAACCAGTTAATCCTATTCCAAAATTAACAGATAAAACACCTGATCTTACGAACATTCAGAATGGTTTTGATAAAAACTCTTACAGAACGGCTGTAATTGATTTAGCTGATATTTTTAAAACAAAGGCACCTACAGCTATTCCAGATGTAAATGGTCTAATCAAATCACAACTAGAACAGCAACAAACGTCACAGCAAGATTTGATTACTAAACTAAGTACTGCAATTAATCCAACAGTAGCTCCTACTCCTAGAAATGACTCTACACAAGAAATGGTTGAAATGTTGGCAAATAAATTAGATACTGTTATTAATAAATTGGATACAGGTAACGACTTACAAGAAGATTTTAATAAGCAATCTATGATTTAACGCTAAATACTAGATAAAGTATCTTAATATGACCTACAAAAAACGCTTCTCAAACAAATCTGGCATTTCCAGTCCAATTTCAGGTTTTAATAATAATACCGGAGCTTGGAATGGCAATGCTGGTGTAAATGGTCCTACTGGGCAAGGAATGAACAGCCAAGATTTTGGTTACAAGAACTATCGTAGTCGTCTTCCGGAAGTATATACAGGTCATCCAAACCGTATTGAACGATATAATCAATATGAAATGATGGACGTAGATGCTGAGATTAATGCTTGCTTAGATATTATTTCAGAGTTTAGCACTCAAACAAATGAACATAATAAAACTCCCTTTGACTTAGATTTCAAAGATGAACCAACACAACACGAAGTTGAAATGCTTAAAACACAACTTCAACAATGGTGCAAACTCAATGAGTTTGACACTAGAACATTCAAAATCTTCCGTAATACTATTAAGTTTGGTGATCAAGTATTTGTACGTGACCCGGAAAACTTTAAGTTATATTGGATAGATATGACTAAGATTATTAAAGTTATTGTCAACGAAAGTGAAGGTAAAAAGCCTGAACAATATGTTATAAAAGACATTAACATTAACTTACAGAACTTAACTGTAGCACAAAAAACAAATACAGACTTTGCCGCTAATCCGGCAACTGGATTAGGTGGTTCTGGTGGAGGTGGTAGTGGTGGCGGATATACTGTTCCAAGTATGCCATATAACACATCCGGAAGTCGTTTTACTTTAGGGCAAAGTGAATCAGCTATTGATGCCAAACACATTGTTCATTTAAGCTTAACCGAAGGGTTAGACCGCTTTTGGCCTTTTGGTCAATCTATCTTAGAAAATATTTTCAAAGTTTATAAGCAAAAAGAATTATTAGAAGATGCGGTATTAATCTATCGTGTACAACGTGCTCCAGAACGTAGAATGTTTAAAATTGACGTTGGTAATATGCCAAGTCACTTAGCTATGGCCTTTGTTGAGCGTATTAAGAATGAGATTCACCAAAGACGTATTCCAAGTACACATGGTGGTGGTAGTGTAGTTGATGCATCTTATAATCCATTAAGTATGAATGAAGATTACTTCTTCCCAGTTACTGCTGACGGAAGAGGATCAAGTGTTGAGGTGTTGCCCGGTGGACAGAATTTGGGTGAGATTGATGACTTGCGTTACTTTAACAACAGATTAGCACGTGGTTTACGTGTGCCAAGTAGCTATCTTCCAACTGGACCAGATGATAATCCTACTCCAATGAGTGATGGTCGAGTTGGTACAGCTATGATACAAGAGTTTCGTTTCAATCAATATTGTGAACGACTACAAAAGTATATTAGCCAAAAGCTAGATGAAGAATTTAAGTTATTCTTACGTTGGAGAGGTTTGAATATTGATAGTGGTTTATTTCAATTGCAATTTAATCCACCACAAAACTTTGCCGCTTATCGCCAAAGTGAATTAGATACTGCACGTATTGGTTCATTTACTGCAATTGAACAGTATCCATATATATCTAAACGTTTTGCTATGGAACGATTCTTGGGCTTAACTGAAGAAGAAATTAGTAAGAACGAAAAAATGTGGCGTGAAGAAAATGATAAAGAGATTGAGATTGAGCCACAAGGTAGTGATTTGCGTAGTATTGGTGTATCAGTGGGTGATATTGAAGCTGATGCACAAACTGGCGAAGATATGAATGCCCCTGAGCCAGAATCTGGTTTAGATGATATGGAAGTAGCCGGACCGGTTGGACAAGCAGGCGGTATGGCAGGTAATGTACCGGGTGGTGCTCCTGGACAGATTTAAGATAAATAAACATATGAAATTATTTGAGATGTTTGACGCCGCTATTCCTGGTTACCAAGATGTTGAGTCTGATAACAGCAAACCAAAATGGAGAGAAAGCCGTAAAACTAAATTAACATTACGTCAGATACGCAAATTACGTAAGATGAATGATGTTAGAAATTATGAAAAAGCAAACTCTTTAAAGAAAATTCATGCACAATATGCTCAGCCTAATCCTGAGCAACCTCAAGTATAAGTTAAAAACTTTATACTAAATCTCCCAAATTTAACAAAAACGTAAAAAAACAGCACTTATTGTGCTGTTTTCCTGACTACGCACTAAATAATTCTACAAAGCCATTTACTTAGGAGAACATTCAATGGATAATAAAAAATTTGAACAACTTATTGATTTGATTATCAATGAGAACGAAGAACAAGCTAAAGCATTGTTTCATGATATCGTGGTTGAAAAGTCACGTGAAATTTATGAAACAATGATGGATGAAGAGCAAATGATGAATCAACCATCTGGTCAAGTACAAGATTTACTAGACGAGATTGGTAGTGAAGAAGAAGGATTGTCTGAAGAGGATGATGAATCCGATATTGAATTTGACGATGAAGCTGAAGAAGACGGTGAAGACTTTACACACGACTTAGAAGCTGACCACGACGAAGAAGGTGGCGAAGAAGGTTTAGAAGACCGTGTTGTTGACCTAGAAGACAAATTAGACCAATTAATGGCTGAGTTTGAAGATATCATGGGTGGTGATGCTGATGCAGATATGGAAGCTGATGCAGATGAATTTGCAGCCGACGAAGAAGGTGCAGAAGATGCATTTGGTGATGAAGAAGCCATGATGGAAGCTATCACATTGAAGAAAGTTGCTGTAACACACGGTGACAATGGTGTTCAAACAAAGAGCCCAGGTTTATCAAACAGTGGTCAAGCTGGAATGGATAGCAAGCCAGTTAAGTTCAGTGGTCAATCTGAAGCAGTTCCAACAGGACCAAAAGGACCTAGCAATGCTTATTCTAAAGGTGAGACAAGTGTAAAGGGTTCAGGATCATTTAAGAATGCTCCAGCTCAAAATAACTTTAGTGAAAAGGGTGAATCTACACCTAAACCAGTCACTAAAGACGAAGCAGGTAAAGTTCGTAGTCCAGTAGCAGAGTCACGTAGAACTACTGCTAAAAGACGCATTTAAGGAATCTGAGAGCAATGGCTTTGTATCTCAAGGAGCATCTGACATTTGACCGAGCCGGTATGGTTGTTGAATCTGTCAGTGAAGGCGACAAGAAGAACCTTTATATGAAAGGGATCTTCATTCAGGGCGGGGTAAAGAACGCAAATGAGCGTGTTTACCCCGTGTCTGAAATTGAGTCTGCTGTTCAAACTCTAAATGAGCAAATTACAAGTGGTTACTCTGTATTGGGTGAAGTAGATCACCCAGATGACTTAAAGATTAACTTAGACCGTGTATCACATATGATTACTAGTATGTGGATGGATGGTGCTAATGGTTTCGGAAAGTTAAAGATTTTACCAACTCCAATGGGTGAATTAGTTAAGACTATGCTGGAGAGTGGTGTGAAACTCGGCGTTTCAAGTCGTGGTAGCGGTAACGTGAATGACATGGACGGCAAAGTGAGTGACTTTGAAATAGTCACTGTGGATATTGTTGCACAACCTAGTGCACCCAATGCTTATCCTAAAGCAATCTATGAAGGCATGATGAATATGAAGCATGGTCATAGAATGTTGGATATTGCAAAAGATGCACAGGGCAACAAGAAGGTACAGAGATATCTGAAAGATGAAGTGGTTCGTCTTATCAAGGATCTCAAAATTAACAAAGGGGATTAAGCATGTTAGATGCTATCAAACCATTACTTGAGAGTGGATTAATCAACGAAGAAACCGGTGTCGCTATAAACGAGGCATGGGAATCTAAGTTGAATGAAGCTCGTGAGCAAGTACGTGCAGAATTAAGAGAAGAATTCGCACAACGTTATGAACACGACAGATACGTGATGGTAGAAGCCCTTGATAAAATGGTCAGTGAAGGTCTACGTTCTGAAATTGAAGAATTCCAGAATGAAAGACAGGCAATGAACGAAGACCGCGTTAAAGCTCAACATAAATTGCGTGAGAACGCAACTAAATTCAACGATTTTATGGTTACTAAACTAGCTGAAGAAATCAAAGAATTGCGTGGTGAGCGTAAACTACAAATGGAAAGTCAGCAAAAGTTAGAACAATTTATTGTTCACGCTTTGGCACGTGAAATTAAAGAATTCACACAAGACAAACAAGCTGTGGTTGAAGCAAAGGTTAAGTTAGTTGCTGAAGGTCGTAAACAATTAGAAGCATTGAAAGCACGTTTTGTCGCTGAATCTGCAAAAAGATTGACTACGGTTGTCACAAGCCAACTCAAGGGTGAATTAGGCCAATTGAAAGAAGACATTAAAATTGCTCGTGAGAACAATTTTGGTCGTCGTATTTTTGAAAGCTTTGCAAGTGAATTCAGCGTCACTCACTTAAGTGAGAAAGCAGAAACACGTAAGCTAATGGCACAGCTAGAAGAAAAAGAAATACAACTAGCCGAATCCATCAAACAAATCAACAACGGTAAAAAGTTAGTTGAATCAAAAGAACGTGAAGTTCGCATTATCAAAGAGTCTAATATTCGTGAAAAAACAATGGGCGGTTTACTCGCTACATTGAACGAAGAAAAGGCTGCAGTAATGCAGAACTTACTAGAAAGCGTGCAAACACCAAAATTGCAAGCCGCTTTCGATAAGTATCTACCAGCAGTTCTAAATACTGGCGCTGTTAAAAAGACTGTAAAGTCTAACTTAACTGAGTCAACTATTACTGAAGTTACTGGGGATAAAGCTGCCAAACAAGAAGTTGATATGGAACAACGTGATAACGTTATAGATATCAAACGTCTGGCAGGGCTTTAAAAAAAAGACATCATTTAGGAGAAATATAAAATGTCAAAAGTACTCTTAGAAAGCCGTTGGGACGAGACCAAAGAAGCTCTGTTAGAAGGCTTAAAAGGAACTCGCCGTTCAACAATGG